GTTCTTGTAATAAACTTATACTCTTTATCTTCAATGGTTGCTCCACTTTCATATTGATGATGCATTGGCTTTAGATGTGGATACACATCGGCAGAAACAATCATCTTATAGATATTCTCTTTTACATGAATTGGTGGTGCAGATACCTCATGTGTCCATCTATTTTGTGGAACAAAAAGATGTTTTTCTTCTCTATACTCTTTTTGCCAATCTACTTCATACTTATTAAACTCATTTGCTTCATAGTTTTCACCTTTTTGAACTTTTTCACTATATTTTCTTGTGAAATTAGCAATTTGAGGACTAATACTATAAGGCGTTGCTTTATTTTCTCGCTTGCTATTTAAGGCAATAAACTCGTCAGGAATTATAAATGGTTCATTGTCCCATTCTGCAGAAAAGTAGTTATGATTTGGTAGCCTTGCCATGAATTATGGCTGTTCTACTTTGTCATAAACCAACATTGAGTTAGTAAAGAACATATCATGTGGTTCACAGTTGATTGTATAAATTCTATCAATGTAAGAGATAGTTGATGCAGATGTTACATCAATCCAATCTAATGTTTGATAATTATATACTTCGTATGTTGTGTCTATATCTGAAGACTTAACGAAACTAATTACTCCATCTTTTCTTGCAAGAATCCAGTGACTGATAGAGTAGATATCTCCATTAACAGTTACTACCTGATCTACAACACGGTTTGTTATTGAAACAATCTCTGTTTCTGTAACTCCATTTCCAGATAATGCTTCTGATGTCCATGTTAGAGGATTAAAGTTTGCCATGTCAATTTCAGATATATCTAATGATAGCAACTTATCTCCAACCTTTAGATTTTCTGCAGTAATTGGTCCAGTTGGTGTTAGGATACCAGTTTGAGATCCAATTGAGTATCCTCTACCTCCTCCAATTCCGTGACCGAAACCAGCGTATCCGTGTCCGAAACCAGCATATCCGTGTCCGAAACCATGGTAGAAGCCACCATATCCGTGTCCAAAGCCATGGTAGAAACTACCATATCCATGTGAGAATCCATGATAGAAGCCATTATAGTGAGAGAAACTTCCATAGTGACCAAATGCTGCATAATGACCAAATGCTGAATAGTGAGCAAATGAACTATAGTGAGCAAATGATCCATAGTGAGCAAATGATCCATAGTGAGCAAATGATCCATAGTGAGCAAAACCTGCGTAGTGACCAAATCCATGATAGAAACCATGGTAGAAGCCACCATAATGGCTAAAACCAGGATAAACATAAACATAGTATGTTATACCAATAGTTGTTCCATATGGAACCACTGTACCAGGTGTTATGTTTTGTGCATTCCATCTCTGATCAAGACCACTATCGCTAGTATTAACTGTTGACTCTGAGTAAAAAATACCAATGTTAGCCAAACTAGACTGATAAGAAGATCTTGTAATTGTATTGCTGAAAGATGGCACTTCGGCCTTTCTAACTGTTCTTCCCTTACTTCTTTGTATCGCCATTACTTAATCTCCTTATAGTTTTTATTTTTAATACTAATTATGCTGACAAGTCGCCCATTACCACGAAGGTATTGGCTGCTCGCTTTAAAATTGTTGCTGATGACCATTGTGCACGGATCTTTAGTCCAGGAGTTGCATTTACTGTTACCCCTGCACCTCCAGCGACTGTGACCTGTGATGAACCAGTCTGAATAACATCTACGACTGCTCCTACTGGCCAGAATGAGTTATCTGCTGGAATCGAAATAGTTCCTCCACCACTCATTTCACGAATGTTATTAACATCTGCTGAAACAATTGTGTGTGATCCACTCATTGTGTTGATTACTGAATTGTTGTCTGCCTTTGCTGCCAAGGTTGTTGAAAGTGCTGTTCCACCAAGTGTTACAGATGATGCTGCAGGTAGTGCAACGGTTCCTGTAAATGTTGGACCTGCAAGTGGTGCCTTTAGTGCAAGAGCATTGGTTATTGTAGTTGCATAATTTGCATCATCACCAAGTGCTGCAGCAAGTTCGTCAAGAGTATTCAGTGCTCCTGGTGCTGCTGCAATAACTGCATCTACTTCAGCCTTAACAAATGCTGTTGTAGCAATCTGTGTAGTGTTTGTTCCTACTGACGCTGTTGGCGCTGTTGGAGTTCCAGTAAGTGCTGGTGAAGCAATGTTTGCCTTCAAAGCAATTGCTGTTGCAGATGTTGAGATTGCATCTGTTTTAGCATTATCTGCATAAGACTTTGTTGCTAGATTTGCTGTATTTGCAATTCCGTGCACATTTAGAGAAGCAGCAATGTGAGTATCGCTATTTCCTGTCTGTGTCTCAAGCGCAACGATATCTGCTTCTGCAGTATTCATTCTACCTTCAACTGCATCTACCGCTGTTTCCAATGTTGATGCTGCTGACTGAAGAGTTGAAATTGTTGTGTCATGATTATCTAATCTAGTATCTAGTGTATCTGTTGCTGTTTCTAGATTACTGATATCTGATTCTGCTGAATCTAGTCTTGAAGCAACTGCTGTATCTGAACTTCCCATTTCAGCCTCAAGCGCATCTACTGCTGATTCTAGTGCTGTTGCACGAGTTTCAAGTGAGTCAACTGATGAATCTGTTGCAGTTGTAACGTTAGTTAAAGTTGAAACTGATGACTCAAGTGATGAGATATCTGCTTCAGTTGCTGAAACTCTAGTTTCTAGACTTCCTGTAGATGTATCAAGCGTGTCAAGTCTTCCTTCGACATCAACTGTGATCATTGTCTCAAGCAGTTCAAGGTTTGTATTTGTTGTTGCTATTGATGAATTTAGCAATGTCTTTGCTGCCTCAACCTTGTCTGTTACGTGTGATGTTGATGCTGCCTTAGCAGAAACATCTGAAACAGGCTCTACTGGAACTGTTACAACTCCAGTAAATGTTGGGCTTGCCTTTGGAGCCTTTAGGTCTAATCCTGCAGCAACAGTGTCTGCAAAATTTGGATCATTATTAAATGCTGCCGAAATTTCATTTAAAGTATTAAGTGCTGCTGGGGCTGCACCAATAACTGCTGCCAACTCAATATTAATCTTATTAAGAAGATATCCTTCTGGCATTTGTGATGGTGGAACCACACCGTTCTCATTTAATGCTGCAACTCCATTTGCTACGCCAACCTTGTCATCCTTAACAAAGCCATTAGCATCAAAATCTAGTGCATCTACATTAAGGAAATAATCTAGGAGGTCCCAAGTCTTTACGCCATCACCAATCTTAAACTTATTAGTGTTTGTCTCAAATCCAATTTCACCAGCAGCAAGCACTGGGTTTGCATTTGTCCATTGTGTAGAAGTTCCTCTACGCTGTTGCATTCTTGTTGTCATTTATTTTCTCCCCCTTGTACGGTTTGCGTACATTTTTATTTTTGTATTAAACTTTAGCATTTTACACGCCACCGCCATCAAGAACAAGGTTTAGTGATGAAATATCTTCAATTGCTGCCTTCACAAAGGCTGTTGTTGCTACCTGGGTTGTGTTGGTGCCAACTGCTGCTGTTGGTGCAGTAGGTGTTCCAGTTAAACCTGGTGAAGCCAAAGGAGCCTTCAGATCAAGCGCTGTCTGTGCAGCAGTTGATACTGGCTTATTAGCATCTGAAGTATTATCAACATTTCCAAGGCCTACTGAAGACTTTGTAAGTGCTGCTACTGCAGTTGCAATCTTTGAATCTGCTGCTGTACCTGCTGCTGTAATTGCATCTGCTTCTGCAGTATCTGCATAAGCCTTAGTTGCAAGCGCTGCTGTATCTGCAATACCGTGAATATTTGTAGTATCTGCTTCGTGTGCTGAAAGAGCAGTTGCTGCTGTTGCCTCTGCACCAGACTTAGCATTATTAGCCTTTGTCGTTGCATCAGATGAGGCAGTGGCAATTGCTTCTGACTTTGCTGTGGCAGACTTAGATGTAGCATCTGCTGATGCTGTGCTAATTGCCTCTGACTTTGCTGCAGCGATATTGGATGTTACTGTTGCAAAGAAGTTTGCATCGTCTCCGACTGCTGCTGCAAGTTCATTTAGTGTATCAAGTATGCCTGGTGCACCATCAATTAGGTCCTGAATGGCTGCTGCTGCATCTGCAGTAAAGTATGTTAGTGTGGCCCAACGATTAGTTCCATCACCAATCTTAAATTTATTTGTGTTTGTTTCAAATCCAATTTCACCTGCTGCTAGAATTGGGTTTGCTGAGGTCCACTGTGCTGCAGTACCTCTGCGCTGTTGTTGTCTTACTGCCATTTACTTGCCTCCTAATGGGTGCTGCCCATATGTTCTTATTATAACATCAATTTTTTAATTGAAGTTGTCTACTGCTATTCCGCCATCATGAACTGATGTAAAAACCTCATCTGCTGCAGTTCCAGAATCTGATTCAGATGTCATAGGACTGTCAAAAAACCCAGAATCAACAAGCATACTTACAATTAGGCCGTTTCCGTCAATTGCGGTATCATGAATGTGATCTGGAATACTAGTTGTGTCTTCAATTGTTGCTTGTGTATACCAAGAACCTTCGTAGTAGAAGTTAACTCTATTAGTTAATGTATCTAACCACATTGTTCCATTAGTTGGTGAAGAGGGAGCAGTATTGCCGACAGCCATAGATCTTGAATCAACATACTCCTTAGTTGCTGCATGCCCTGCAAGAGTTGGTGCTCCTACTGTTACTGCATCTCCAAATGAACCGCCGTTTGCTACGACTAACCCATTCTTGACCTTGAAGTCTTTATCGACTGTTGCCATTTACTGCTCCTTCTTCCAACATTTTATTTTTTATTACTTAAGAAGTGTTCCAACTACCATAACATCTGATGAGTTATTGTTAGTTGTTACTGTTAGCGAAACATCTGTTCCAGATACATCTGCTGAAACTGAACCAAGAGATCCGTTTGTTCCAACCATTGCAAACTCAGTGAGTGCAATATTATCTGAAGAATCAAGGGTAAGCATTACCTTTGAGATTTCTGTGTGTGTTCCGTTCTTGATCTTAACAAGGAACTCTGCAGATCGATAGTCATTCTTTGACCAAACTACTGCATTGTTTGTGCTTGCTGTTGCGATTGTTGCTTCTGCAGCAACCTGCTTAGCAACTGAATTTAGTTCAACTGCTGTAAAGTTTGGAACGACTGCTTCAAGAGCAGATACTGCACGAGCATCTGTGAAGTATAGTCGTGTACCTTCTGCAAGATCAGATGTAGTAGAATCTGCTACACCGTTTTCTGCTGTGATTGTAAGACCATTCTCATCACCTGTGATAGAAATGTTTGTCTTAGTTGCACTTGTAATTAATTGTGCTGCTGCAACCTTTGCACGAGATGATGTAAAGTACTGATTTGTACCCTCTTCAATATCAGATGTTGTAAGTTCATTAATTGCATCTCCAATTGTTCCACCAACAGCGTCAATTGCTCTCTGGTTTGTGAAGTATAGGTTTGAGCCTTCTTCTATTACTGAAGTTGTTAGTGCGTCTACTGCATCTGTAATAGCAGAGTTTCTGTCAGTTACTTCTGTTGCAATGGCTGTGCTAATTGCTGTATTTCTATCAGAAATTTCTGTATTAATTGCAGAAGAAATTGCAGAGTTACGATCTGAAACTTCTTGTGTAATTTCAGCATCTGTGTAAGAATTTGCTTCTGCCTTTGCAGCGTTAGCCTTAGTAGTGGCATCTGCTGCTGCTGTTGCTTCTGCGCCAGACTTAGCGTTGTTGGCCTTAGTAGTCGCATCTGCTGCTGCTGTAGCCTCTGCTGCAGACTGTGCTGCTGATGCATAACCTTGTGCTGCTGCATCAAGATCAGAAATTTCTGAATCAACATAAGATGTATCAGCCTTTGTTCCTACTAAAGTAGTTAATGTTGTTACAAAGTTTTCATCGTTGCCAATTGCATCTGCTAACTCATTAAGAGTGTTTAGAAGTGCTGGTGCTCCGTCAACAAGTGCTGCAACTGCAGCATCTGTGTAATCTTCTGCTGCGTCAATTGCTTGTGACTTTGCTGTAGCAATATCTGATGTTACTGTTGTGTAAAGAGATGAGTTTGCATTTGATGCAGTCAACTCTGCTGCAGACTGTGCTGCGTTAGCCTTTGTAGTTGCATCCGCTGACGCTGTAGAAATTGCATCTGCCTTTGCAGCGTTAGCCTTTGAAGTTGCATCTGCTGCTGCTGTAGATACAGCATCTGACTCTGCTTGATCAGCGTAAGCCTTTAGTGAAAGATCAAGTGCTGAGATTTCGTCATCTGTATATGAGTTTGCTGCTGCTTCTGCATTGTCAGCCTTAGTTGTTGCATCTGCTGATGCTGCTGAGATTGCTTCACCCTTAGCGGTAGCAATTGCTGAATTACGAGCAGTTACTTCTGCTGCAATTTCATCATTTGTATAATCTTCTGCATCTGAAATTGCTTCGCTCTTTGCTGTAGCAACTTCTGCATCTGTTGCAAAAGATCCACCAAGTGTTGTTGAGATTTGAACATTTGCTGTACCATCGAAAGAAACAGAACCTGTTACATCTCCTGTAAGTTCAATTGTACGAGAAGTCTCAAGTGCTGTTGCTGTGTCTGCATTACCAGTTACATCACCAACAAGGTTTGCTGTTACTGTACCTGCAGCAAAATTACCACTAGCATCACGCTTTACAACTTTATTTGCTTCGTTAGCAGATGTTGCTGTACCACCAATAAGATTGACGATATAGTTTTGGTCATCTGTCTTCTTGGTCAAAACATCGAAGTTATTAACTGTTGCTGTTGTTCCTTCAACGACTAAACCACTTTTTACTTTAAAGTTCTTATTTACTACTGTTGCCATTTTTATCTCCTTTTATTTATGCCTTAAGTCCAATACGAGCATATCGTACTGTGACTGGCTTGATCGCATTATCTGGAGTGACTGTTAAGGCCACGGTATTTCCAGTGCGAGAGACATTAATGGTGCCAATATTCCCATCATTGTCGATTGTGCCGTATTCGCTGACATGAACACTGTCATTGTCAACTAAAACTGTTAGTTCGGTTGCATAGAACTTGTTGTCCCCTGCTGTTGTCTTTGCTATTGAAACAATATACTTAACCATACGCCATACTGTGGCATCAAAGTTATCAATAACAGTTACGTTCTCAATACCAGTGATTGTGTTTTCATTGTTTCCAGTTGATCCTAGATCATTACCTGCTCCTGCAAGCGTGTCAATCAAATCTTCGTAATCTGCCTGTGAAGGACGATCACCAGTTTGGAATTTTGCCTTTACTGCTGGGATTGATATTTTAGCCATGTCGTAATTATATCATCCATTTTAATAGTACTATTAAAGAATATAGTTGCTATAACCAATAACCTGCAACCCAATTCCTGGAGTGTTTCCCAAACCAATAGCCTGAATTTGAATTGCTGTAAACTTAACCCTAAATGGCAAAACCTCAGTAATTACTGATTTTCTTGTAAAATCTTCTATCCTGATTGTAGAATAGTCTATTGGAAATATTCTTTCCGTCTTTCCTTTTAAATTGTCAACTAGTTTTACTGTTGCCATTAATCTGTTACATCTTCAAGAATTCTCATGCTACCCTGAGCAACTGTCCATACTCTTGTTGGGTCTGATACCTGAATATCAAAGATGTCTCCTGTTTCAAGTTGCACTGATTCTTCTGCTGTAAGCCAAACCGTAAACTCTCCAACCAAGTCGTCTTCATCTGCGACGGGAGTTAAAGATAAAACAAGTGTTGAATCATCTGTAATGATTCCTTTATTAGCAGCAAGGTTTGGACGCTTAATCTTCATAGCAATAGTCCATTCTGATTCCTCGCCTTTCAGAATCAAAGGTTCTTTAGCGTCATCTGTAACATAAACCTTAAATCCAGAGGTATCTCCACGAACAACAGTCCAAATAACTGTAGGAGGTTTATTTCCTATATCGTATAATGATTGAGATCCTCGTAAAGTTGCCATAATGTTATTATATCACGACAATCCGTCTTTTAGTGCTTGCCATGTTCCGTTACCTTTTGCTTGCACTATAAGAATTCCATCTGTACCAGCGTGAGCAACAACTCCAACTGCCGTGGCATTTCCTGTAGAAGGGCGTGTACCAGTCAGACCACCTGTTACTCCAACATAAACTGGGTTTCCATTTACAAAACTTCCAGAACTAAGATTAATGTTTTCCATAACACCTGCAACTACAACAATACCCTCTGCATTATTTGCAAGTGGTTGTTTTAAAAGTCCAAGTATTGGTCCAACAGTTGATTGTGTTGCATATGAAATTTCTGGCTTTGTTGAATATCCAGTTATATATACTGGGTGTCCTGCAACTAATGCCTGACCACTTTTGTTTATTACGCTTATTTGAAATGCAGATATTCCCAGTGGTGGCAGAACAATCTTTAGCCTATCAGCAAGTGCTTCAATGTCCTTGTGAACATTTACTGGATCTTCTGGTACTGGAAATGGTAAATTAAATATACCGTCGTTTGTATTACCTGATGCCATAATATTTCATTATACCACTTTTAAAATATCTAAGTATTGATTTATGCTCAAAGTTGACTCTTTTAACAAAATTATGCTATACTTGGTAGTAACAACCCTGAAAAGGGTTTTTCGTTTCTAAGGAGGAACAGATGAACGTACTACAAGATAAACAAAAACTCATCGGAATACTCACGATTATAGTGATGGCAGCACAAGGTCTAAACTCTGCTAACGCTAGTGAACGCAACAATTTAAGTACTGAAACAGCAGTTATAGAACCACAAGCCTCGAAAGAGGCTTTAAGTGTTTCTAAAGAAGAAAAATTAAAAAAGTTTGAAAACAAGGGTTCTCTAACCGATGGTGAACTCAAGGAACTTTTATACCTCGTTGGCTTTAGGGGCAACGATCTAAAGGAGGCTTGGGCTGTAGCCAAAAAGGAGTCTAACGGGCAACCAATTAGATTTAATGGAAATACACAGACTGGAGATTCCTCCTATGGTATTTTTCAAATAAATATGATTGGAATGCTTGGACCTGACAGACGTGAGAAGTTTGACCTTGTAACTAACTCAGATCTTCTAAATCCCGTGATTAATGCAGAGATTGCATTTCATATGTCTAACGGTGGAAAAGATTGGTCAGCCTGGAAGGGTATGACTCCACGAACAAAAGAGTGGATGAGCAAGTTTCCTAACTAGTCTCTTTGACATAACAAAGAGCCCATTCCTTATATAACTCAGTATCTGGTATTCCAAATATGCCAGATATTGAGTTATTAAAAAACTCCTTTAATCTCTCTTTTCCAGCCTTATCGTGCTCTTCCCATCCAGGATTATCTTCCCAATTTCTTATTCTTTTAAGTCCAGTATAGTGGTGATAAACATAGTTGCTTGGTGGGGCTATGATTTTTATACCCTTGCAATAAAATCTAATAGATAAAGTTTGTTCTTCTCCATTAAAATATATTTTTGGGTCATAGGGAACTTCTAAAAAATACTTGGAGTAGCCAAAAGCAAAACCACCACAAAAATATCCATGACAGTCCCCAATGTCTCCGCCAGTATACTCTTTATATTTTGGTTCGTATATTAGATTTTTATTCTCTGATAAAATAATTGATAAAGATGTGGGGGACTGAAGTTCTCCAACCTGAATAACTCCATGATCGCTATATGTGTATGTTCCTGGATAAGAACTCATAATAAAGTTACCCCAAACCAATGATAACTTTTCGTAATCTTGAACTAACTTAATATCCCAATCTTCAACAAACTGACTATGGCTATCGACCTGCAAATAGTATTTATATTTTTCAGATAAGTACTTTTGGGTTTCTGCTCTTGCAAATCCTACCCCTGTTGATTCTGTAAAGTGAATCTTTTTATAAAAATATTCTTCGACCTTAAAATATGAAAATATAAGATCTAGTGGAGGGTGATTTTCTTCTGTGTCTTGAGACAGTATAGACAAAACAACATTTTTTGGATTATTTGCTTTATTTAAAATATCAAAAACAGTTATTCCCAATTCTTTATCTCTGTAAGATGCTATCGAAACAAAGATCAAGTCTTCAGACATACTACCACTTTCCTAGTGGACAACTCGCCTTTTCAAGTTTAGTCTTGATTTTCATAAAGCATCCGCATTTTTTGCATTGGTCTGTTATTGGTGTTAGTTCTGGACATGCCTTACAAATATCAAACCTATCTATTGCAACATTTTCTGGTGCCCAATCAGTATTTGGATTAACTATATCCCATGGCCTAGTTTCGCCAAGGTTTTGTTTATATCTTTGCCATGGAGTTAGTTCTGACATGCTTATTACTCATTTCTTACAAAAGTTTTATTTACATATGTCCAAGATACCCCTGGCTTAACACTTTCACCAGTCTCAATCAAAACTATTCTTGGATTGCTTTGTAAAGCACTATTTATTGGATAAAAAAATGCAGGCTCTGTTTTTTGATATAGTTTGTCGACATATTCTCCCTCGACATAAATAGAGTATCTAAAAGTATTCGGAATATCTGTTTCTGTATCTAAAACAACTGTAGGGTTAGAACTTAGTGCAGCAGTCATCATAAGTGACCAATTGTCTCTATCTGCTGGAACAAAAAATGTTGCTGCATACTCATCTTCAACAAAAATTGCATATGCGCTTAGTGTTATTTCTGACATTTCATATCCTCCTGTTTAAATATTAGTATAGCATATCTAATAAATATTAACAACCTGAGTATGCTCCAACAAACACACATTGACAACTTGCATTATATTCATAAACATAATATTGACATGTTTGCTCATTAGTATAACTTCCGCAATCTGCACCAACAGTACAGGTTGGTGCTTCTGTAGGTGCATTGGTAGGAGCATTGGTAGGAGCATTGGTACCAGTGCCTCCGCCTCCGCCTCCGCCAGTTGGTGCACACTGACTTCCTCCTGCTGACAAGCAATTTCTATGAGAATAATTTAAATAAGATGGTGAATTAATATTTGTATCTTGATACCAAGTTACGGTAGCACAGCAGGCTCCGCTATATTCACCATATGACGCTACCCAGTTTGGATTTGTGCTAACTGTTGTAGTGGTTGCTGCAACTGTTGTAGTAGTTGTGGTTGGTGCAACAGTTGTAGTGGTTGTTGTAGTTGCTGGTGGACATTGGCTTCCACCTGTAGATAGACAGTTTCTATGAGAAAAAGTATTATATGTTGGCGAGTTGGGGTTATTGTCTAGATAAATAGTCACATTAGCACAACATGCTGCTCTATACTCATTAGAAGATACAACCCAGTTTGGATTTGTATTAATTGTAGTTGCTATCGTTGTAGTTGTAGTTGTTGTTGCAGCCTGTGTTGTAGTGGTTGTAGTTGTAGGCTGTGTACAGTTAACTGCTGGATATCCAGTAGTACTTGTTGATCGATTTGTAACTCCAACCTGACTTTGTTGGCAGAATCCATCCATTGCATCAAGCGCTGCAGCAGCAGAAACGTTACTACTTCCATATACAGGAGATCCATCACAACATCCAGATGCATAGTAAGTTTGCTGTCCTGCAGTTGTTGTTGTAGTAGTTGTAACAGTGCTACAAGAAGGTGTTCCGTCGGCAGGTGTTGGACCGCATACCCATCCTATAGGAGGATACCCATTTGCATTTTCTTGAGCAGCATATGCCTGAGCACATGTTGCTGTTGTTGCTAATGGACCTACAGGACTTCCATTTAATGCACAATATCCATAATAAAGTGTTGGCGAAGAATTAGTTGTAGTTGTGGTAGTTGTAACAACTGGATTGGTAGTTGTGGTAGTTGTAACTCCAGAAGTAGTTGTTGTAGTTGTAACTGGTGGTGGAGGTGGATCTGTAACTGGTGGTGGAGTTGGGGCTTGAGTAGTTGTTGTAACTGCAACATAAGAATAATATTCAAAATCTAATACTGACTCATATTCAAGTTGGATACCTGTATCTACTCTACCTTTAGCCTTACCATTATTAGAAGATGTAGCACCTTGACTATTGTTTCTAGATGTTTCAATTCCTAAACGAAAACCAGCATTTGTAATAGCGGTTCTTGCTTCGTTCAAAGATAAGCCTTCTAGATCTGGGATTCTTCCCATACCTTTTGATGAAGCCCACTTACCAATGAGTCCAAGCATCAGTAACCTACGCTGTCAGATCGCCAATAAGTAGCCAGGTATTTGTATCCAACTTAATTAGAGTGGCACCTGAATATCTTGCAGCAATTTTCTTGTTTGAATTTTTACTGTTAATTGTTACTCCGCCAGTTGCAACTATTGTTGTTTGCCCTGCTCCTGTTTGAACAATATCTAATCTCTGACCATTAACAAAAGGAACTGAACTATTAAGAGGAATGGTTAGGTCATTTGCTGTAGCAACATTCATATTAATTGTTTTTCCTACATCAGATAAAGCAAGTGTATAAGAGGCTGTTTTTTCAGTTAGAGTTGTTGAGTCTTGATAATCTCGCCAAACACCATTATAATAATACTGAATCTGATTAATTATTGCTCCAGAATTTTCCTGTCTTACAAAACAAACAATACCATTTGTAGGAGATGTAATTGCTGCATCTCTGGCTGTTGGGTTTTGAAAATTATTTACCCCTGCTTTTGCATTTAGCGCTGCTCCAAAGTTTGCAGTTGTTCCAAAGGTTTGTGTTGCTGTCCAAGTGTATGCAGCATTAGTGTTTACAGCACCACTTAATGAATACCATGTATCTGTCTCTTCATCATACATGTATGCAACTTTTCCAGTTGTATTTATAGTTGTCATTACTTTAACACCGCCCTAATACCTTCTTCAGTTAATCCAAGTTCTACTAACTTTGCTATAGCAATTTCTTTTTGCTGAGCAGCCCACAACTCTTCTTCTTTTTTAAGTTGTGATGCTGCTAAATTATTTTGATACTCAGAATATTCTTCATCATTCATTTCACGAACAACCACTTCTCCAGTCACAAGGTCGTGGAATGACACTTCTGGTCTAGGATCTTTTTTATTAGCCATTATTTAACACCATACAGCAATGCTGTTCCATTCATACCGCCACCTGATTCAAGAGTTAATACAAACTGTGTGATAGGACTTGTTGTTTCAATATGTGCAGTACCCATTGCTGCCCTTCTGATTGCTCCATTAGATAAAGCGTAGGCTGCATTCCACTTTATTACCTTATCAGAAACAGAGTTATTATAGTCATAAAGATCAATAATAACTGATTGATCACTTGATGAGTCAAACTGCATAATTGTTGCCCATGCTTCTGAATTTGAATCAACTGAAGAAAATCCAGTTCTCATTTGAATCCAGTGGTGCTGTGGAGATCCTGATGCAGGTTTTGCTGCAACTCTCAAATATGTAGAAGTGTTTCCTTGAATATCTCTCAACACTAATTGAATATTATTATATCCAGTTGGAATTGCGATTGTATTTGTTGCTCCAGTAAGAGTTGTTGTTCCAATTAAAGTCATACCGCCAGATGGTGGTGTTGCTGTAGTTGACCATACTGGAAGTCCATTTGAAACTGTAAGCACCTGCCCATTTGTTCCAATTCCCAACTTTCCAACGGTATCATTTGTTGTACCATACAAAATATCTCCTGCATTATCTATAACACTCTGAATGTCGTCAATTATGTCCCATGTGGATGTTCCAGCATTATAAACGTATGCACGTCTTGGTGATGCATCCTTATCTACCCAAATTATTCCATCAACCAAACCTGTTGTAGGTGCTGAGTTAGAATACACTGCTTGAGCATATGTTGGTGCCCCACCAGCAGTTGATGTTGCATCCATCCAAATAAATCCATCTGCCTTGCCTGTTGGATATGGGTTTGGACTCACATTCAAATAATCTGATCCAGTGCCAATAGTTTCTAATGTTGTTATATCATCACGAAGATCCTGAAGGTGACGGGCTAATGAAGGGTTTGGAAGTTGTGTAGGATCAGTATTTGTCTCATCGTAAGTTGTTGAGCCATAATGGAAAAGTCTAAGTGCTGCCTGAATATCCGCAGCATCTTCGTATCCTGGTATTTTCGTGGTATATAAAGCACCAATATCTTCAGCAGCCATACTTTAGATTATACCACAGTAATGAATAAATGGACTGTCTTAATTGTGCTTAGGTTTGTCCAGTCTGTACCGTCAAACTCTGTAGCCTTGATAGTAACTGGAAGTGATAGGGTTCCGTTAACTGAAACCACCTCACCTATAGATATTGATGAGGCTAATGGGTTTTGATTTAAAATACTATACTGAACATTAAAATTAGATGCTGAGACTGTGCCAACAAATTCTGTTGGGACTATCTCAGAAATTGGAATATTTTTAGACCAAGATCCGTTCACAAAACTTGTTGTGCTATAGGTTTTGCTATAAATATTTGATACTAGTCTAAACAGTTTGACCCATGTATTTGTACCTAAAACATTTTGCAACTGATAGACATACTGATATTCATCATCAGAACTTAAGATATTTATGTATAGATCAAAAAGTTGTGATCCTGGTGCAAAGGCTTCTGTTGGCTTTCCAGTATTAACAAAAATTTGACTTCCTCTATCACCCTTTGGGCCAAAGTCAATTTCTAAATTTAAACTAGACGGTCCACCTAAAACGGTCAGATCATCAGTAGTAAGTAGAACATCTGCCATTAAACAGTTGCTCCAGTGATATGATCTGTAACGGTAAGAGTTCCTGTCAAAAGTGTATAAACATAATTATATGGAGATGCTGTTCTTGTTATTTCTACGTCATAGACATATTGTGATGCTGCACTAAGTTCTACAGAGTCCCCTGGTCGAATTGTACAAGTAACATAGTTTCCAGAAACACCGCTTGTAATTACTGCCAAGCACTCAATCTGATCTGCAACACCTGAAGATCCACGGGATGTAGAAATTGTAAACTTTGCATTACCATATTGACTTAAATCAAAAGATGCGCCTAGAGAGTCCTTTGGATAAATACGAAACTCGTAAGTGTCACCCTTATAATAACTAATATTTAATGTACCTGGAAATGCCATAGTTTTATTATACCACGCTGACGTATATTGATTTCATAACTACTGAGGAATCGTAATCTGTTCTTATCTGAGGATATGCCCCAACCTGCCACATCTTTTCATTTTCTATAAAAACCTGTTGGGTTACAGATATAGGGTATGTGTGCTGATACTTTAGGGATGCCACAAACTGAGATATTTCTTTAGTGTTGTTTGGAAAAAATGTTCTTATCCAAACCTCAGTGTTTGATGTATACGTTGTTAATTCAAAGTTGTATGTTATAAAGGCCTGAGCCCCTTCATTTATTCCTTTAAAATTTAGCATTCTGGTGTTATCATTCCAAAAACTTACAGCGTTTTCTGGAAGGTATTTTTCATTGACATTGTTATTTGAAACAAGATAAACATTTACCCAACCGTCGTCACCCCTTGTAATTCCAAGACGTAACTCTTCTTCTTTTGTATTATTATAGGAGGCCCAACCTGCTTGCTGACCAGAAGATGATAGAGAACTTTTTCCGTCTTTTCCACTCACCCCTCTTTCACCCTTTGGACCCTGCTCTCCAGGATTTCCTTGTGGTCCTTGTGGGCCATCTTTTCCATCCCTTCCAGAAGGTCCTGGAGGCCCCTGTGGGCCTGGAACTGGAAGAAAGGATAGTGATCCATCGTTTGAGTTAGAATAGGCACTTTGTTCTACTTGTGCAGCATAACTAGATTTTTTGGCACCAGGAAAATCCATAGATTTAGAAACAGCCATAACTGTATTATCTCACGATATTATTCAGCAGTTATATATGTACCGTTGATGTAAATCTTTGTTGCAGTAGTTAAAGTTGCTGGTGTACCCTGCTTAAATAGGGCTTCCATTAATGGAGAGTTTGCACCACCTGCTTGCTTTAAGTAATGCAAATCAAGGTCTTTAGTGTTTGCTAAATGATCTGCCTGCAAAACCACATGTCCTGCAATATCTGGATTTACTGTTGGATCAACTAATGCCCATGCTTGGAAGTGATGCATTGTTCCTGTCAATGGCATAAATGGAAGTTCTGCAATGTATTGTCCAGTACCGAAATTTGTCACGGTAGCAAGATCAATTTCAACAAAGAAAGTAACAGAGCGACCATTCTTAACATAGTGTGAATTATATGTTGGATATGTAGCACCTGTTCCAGTAAATGCTAAACCAGTTGCTTTAAAGTTTGGAGACCATCTTGTGATTTCCCCATTGACACCAGCCCCTGGTATATAAGCCGTTGTTTGTATTGTTTGATCAGGAAATTCAATTCCAAATCCTTCTGATGCTACAATCTTGATTCCATTGTATGCACTAAGAGTGATGTCTCCTGGTACTGCCATATTTACAATCATTGGCTCTTCTGGTGGAAGAATTATTACTGGAGTATCATCAAAGGCTCCAAAAGTCCACACATAGTTTCCATTATCTCTGGTAAATAGATAATTCCAGCCAGGATTAAATGTAAGTTGTGTACCATTATTTGATATAGCAGTATACTGTGTTGTATTTGATTGTGAGTCTCTAATTACATTATTAATAATATATTTAACTCCATTATCAATAGTAAAGTCATTATAGTCTGGCTCTGCAACTTCTGTAGAAACTATGTATGTTGTACTTGATTCAGTGTTAATGTTTTGATATGACCAAGAGTAGTCTTCTTTTTTTGCTTGAATGGTTACATCACCAGTTGAGTCACTTACATGCACCCCTGCTCTTTCGCCACCAAGAATAAGTTCTGCACTAGAATAATCTTGTGCTCCGCCTGCACGAATATGGATGTGGTTTGGTGCAGTTGGATCAATTATAATATGTTGGTCTGATCCAGTATTGTCTGTGTCTGGAAAAAGAACAATTGTATCGTTACCATATCCGTCACCTGAAGAATTATCTGGATTAGAGATATATCCTGAACCAGGAAGTTGGAATCTACCTTCAGAATCCATTCTCCACTCTTGGATTATTTCAGATTCAGAGTCTTCGTTGTTTGTTGTAAAACGAATATCATCTGCTGCATTAAGATGAATATCATCTCCTGCACCAAGGGTTTGAATGTAGAGATCGTCGCCAGCAGTTAAGTATAGATCGCTATCCTCTCCTGCTGCAATTGTCATACCCTTATCTCCAGGAAGACTGATTATGCTTCTACCAGTATTTTCTGAATCATCTGTAAAGATAAAGTCTGCAATGTTTGCAGTTCCGCCACCAGTGTTAGTAGAGAATATATCCCACTCTGCAGTATTTCCAACTGGATCTGCTAAACCACCATTTGCTTTTGCGATGTATAGATTATTGTCGCTTCCTCTTACAACTGCAAGGTCTGTAACATATCCGTTACCTGAAATATAGTTTCCTAAGTATACAAGTCCTCCAGAGCCATCTGCTCCGTCTTCACCATCAGCACCCTTTGCTGCTAGTAGGTTCCAAATAAATCCTTCTGAAGGTGTGTCTCCAACATTACCACCGTTTGCATTTGCACGGTACCAAAGTTGTCCATCATATGTTGCAATATCTCCGACGGCATATGATGCACCGCCATTGTATTCTCCAAGATAATTCCAAAGAGCGTCTGCTCCGTTAGATCCTGCTTGTCCTGCAGGCCCTTGTGGTCCTGGTGCTCCTGAACCTGATCCTCCTGCTGTGGTAAAACGTGCCATTATCCCTCAAGCCCTGTCTGAAGAATTGCGACATATGCATTA